TTTCATATGGTTCTAAAGGAATGGCAAAGGCAAAAGCTGAAGCTAAAAAATCAGGTAAAAAAGTTACTATGACTAAGAAACCAAAGAAAAAATAATGGCTAAAAAAGGATTATACGCAAATATGAACGCTAGAAAAAAAGCTGGTACTTCAAGACCTAAATCTAAATCAACAGTTACAGCTAAAGCATATGCAAATATGAAAGCTGGTTTTCCTAAAAAGAAAAAATAATGGGCATTTTAAAAAGACCTAAATATCAGGAAACAGAAACTGATAAAATGATTAAACGTCAGTTAAAAGAAGAACAAGATGAACGAATTAAAAAAGAAGAAGCAAGAGCTGAACGTAAAAAAAGAATTGCTAAAGGTATGGTAGGTTCTCGTTCTATGTTTTCTAAAGCTGGTGGTCAGGGATTTTATGATGATGAAGGGAATATGATATCTTAATGGGAGATAAAAAATCAACAAATAGTAAAGCTGGAGCTGGAGATAGATCAAATAACCAAACAAATAAAGCAACCGAAGCTGTTAAAAAGAAAGTTAGTTTTACACAAACTAAACACCCAACAGAAGGTATTGTAAATTCTTTTACTTTTAAAGATGGGAAAAAAAATGAAATGTATGGTGGCCAAGTATCTATGGAAACAAATAAATATTTGGAAGATATTGGCGAAGCAAAAAAAGGTTCACAAAATCCTGATGGTTCTTACAATTATTTACTTACATCAAAAGGTTGGAAAATGAAATATGGTTCATATACTGCTGGACAAACACAAACTGGTTCTGCTATGGGTTCTGGGCAAGGTGGAGTTATGGGTAATATTCCTATTTCAGAAAAAATGTTTGAAAGACAAAACAAAATTAAAGCTTTAATGTTAGGTGGTTTATCTTTAATGGCTGGGCCGATTGTTGGAACACCTATGAGAATGGCAGCAGCAGATTCACTTAATGCAAAATATGGAGATTATAGAAAAAGTTTTACTGCAAATTTAGCTATGGGAAATACACAATCTACAGCAAGTAAAGAAAATACAGAAACAGCAAATTTAGGATTTGGAACTACAGATACAGAAGTAGTAAATAATAAAAAATCTAAAAAATCTAAAGACACAACTAAATATTTTGCTGGAATAGGACAAGACGAATCTACAATGAAAAGGACATTTTACACATAATGGTTTACGAAGATACAACAGAAATTTTATCTGAAGATAGTAGCAAAAAAGTAGATGTTATTATTAAACGATATAAAGAAGCTGAAGCATTAAAAGATAATTGGAAAGATAAATTTGAAGAAGCATATGAATATTGTTTACCTCAAAGAGAATCTTTTTATGAAGAAAGTCCAGCACAAAAACGTACTGATAAAATATTTGATGAAACAGCAGTAGTAGGTATACAAGAATTTGCAAGTAGATTGCAATCAGGAATAGTTCCAACATTTGCAAGATGGGCAGATTTAAAAGCTGGAGTAGAAATACCAGAATCAGATCAAGAAGATGTAAATGCATCATTAGATTCAATTACACAATATGTTTTTGAAGTAATAAGTAATTCAAATTTTAATTCAGAAGTTCATGAAACTTTTATGGATTTAGCAGTTGGTACAGGATGTTTATTAGTAGAAGAAGGTGATGCTATTAATCCAATTAAATTTAATGCAATTCCATTACCCCATATATGTTTAAGCAATGGCCCAACAAATAAAATAGATGCAGTATATAGAAAACGTAAATGTAAATTAAATGAAATTGAAATAATGTATCCAAAGGCAAAAATACCTGAAAGTGTTATGTCTACAATGAATCCTGAAAAAAAATGTACAATATTAGATGCTGTATATAGAGTTTATGATGAACCTAATGTAGAAAAATATAAACATTGTGTTGTTTTAATGGATAAAAAAACAATAGTTTTAGATGAAATGTTTGAAGGTGTAGGTTCTAATCCTTATGTTTGTTTCCGTTGGAATAAAGCGTCAGGCGAAGTGTATGGACGTGGCCCAATCTTTAATGCCATGTCTGCAATCAAAACAACAAATTTAACAATTCAATTAATTTTAGAAAATGCACAGATGTCTATATCAGGAATATATCAAGTAGAAGATGATGGCATTGTTAATCCTGATAACATACAGCTAGTACCTGGCAGTCTAATTCCAATCGCACCAAATTCAAGAGGATTACAACCTATTAATGCTGCTGGAAGATTTGATGTAGCTCAATTAGTATTAGAAGATATGAGAGCTAATATTAAAAAAGCTTTATATATGGAAACACTTGGTAGACCTGAAGGTACACCAATGACAGCAACAGAAGTAGCTGAACGTATGGCTGATTTATCAAGACAAATTGGTTCATCATTCGGTAGATTACAATCAGAATTTGTAATACCTGTATTGCGTAGAGTTATAAGATTATTAAAAGAACAAGGTAGAATAGAATTACCAGTTGTTAATGGTAGAGAAGTTAAAGTAAGTGCTGTATCACCACTTGCGAGAGCTCAATACCAACAAGATATTAGCGACATAAACAGATTTCATGAAATTATTGGCACAACGTTTGGCCCACAAGTTTTAAATTTAATAGTAAAACAAAATGAGGTAGCTAAACATATTGGTAATTTAATGAATATTCCTGAAAAGTTATTACGAAGTGAAACTGAACAGGAAGAACTAGCCCAGCAAATGCAACAAATGCAACAAGCAGCACAACAAGGACAACTAGGAGAAACTACAAATGACATGGGAACAGATCAAGTCGCCTAAAGAAGCACCAACTACATCAATAGACGGATATAAAAGATCATCTGAAACAGAAAAATTATTAAATAAGTTAGTAGCTTCTGTTTTTAAAGGTGATGATGGTAAACAAGTATTAGGATATTTAAAGTCTATTACTACTGAAGCAGTAGCTGGGCCACATATGACTACAAATGAATTATTCCATTTAGAAGGAAGAAGATTTTTGGTAGCAATATTACAAAATAGAATTAACGCACATCAACAGGAGAAAAAATAAATGAGTGAAGAAGATAACAAACAGGAAACGACAACAGAAGAATCAACCAGACCAGAACACATATCCGAGAAATTTTGGAATCAGGATACTGGAGAGGTAAATGTTGAATCGCTAAGTACATCATATAATGCTTTAGAAAAAAAATTAGGACAGCGTACAGATGAATTAACTAAACAGATACGCACAGATATGGAACAAGAACGTAATGCTAAAATTCCTGAAAAATATGAAATAACTATGCCTGAAATACCTGAAGATATTGATATGGAAGTACACGAAGATCAACCTTTATTAAAATGGTGGGGTGAAACAGCTAAATCAATGGGATTATCACAAGAACAATTTAATGAAGGTATTAATCAATTTGTTCAAAATGAAATTAACGGATTACCTAATATTGAAGAAGAATCTAAACAATTAGGTGATAATTCAAAAGATCGTATTGAATCTGCTAATTTATGGGCTAAAAAACATTTATCTGAAAATGCTTATAATACAATGTCTAAATTATCTTCTACAGCAGAAGGTGTAAAAGCAATAGAAGAAATAATGGCGTTAAATAAATCAAGTGTTATGCCTAATTCTCCTACTGCTGTTGAGGCAAAACCTTCTCTTGAAGATTTACGTTCAATGATGAAAGACCCTAAATATTGGAAAGATGGAGAAAAAGACCCAGCATATATAGAGCGTGTATCTAAATTATTTGGTCAATTATGAGTGATTTTGGAAGAAACAATAATTTAGTTTTAGTTATATGGCGTGATACACGAGAGGTTGAATCAGGTACTTGGCATGATATGTCAGAAGTTATTAAGACAAATTCTTCTATTATTCATAGTATTGGATGGATAGTACAAGAAACAGATACGGATTTAAAAATATCTGCTGACTTACCTGAAGATATAATTGATACTGAAGTAGGACGAACAACAATAATACCTCGTGGATGTATAGAGAGTATTATAAATGTGCGTTGCGAAAAAGAAGATGTTTAGTCATTAATCGCTTCAAGACCTTTAGAGTACGCAAATTGCCCATTAAGGATAACTTTTTAGCAAACTTAAAAGACAATCGGTTAACCTTAAACAATGGAGAAATAAAATGGCTAGTACAATAACTAACGCCTTTATTACTCAGTTTGAATCAGAAGTACACATGGCGTATCAACGTATGGGTGCTAAATTAAAAAATCTGGTAAGAACTGTTAATGGTGTAAGTGGCTCTAGCGTAAAATTCCAAAAAGTTGCAAAAGGTACAGCGACTACAAAAGCACGTCATGCTGAAGTAGTAGCAATGAACCTAGCTCACTCTAATGTGTCTGCGACTTTATCGGATTATTATGCGGCTGATTACATTGATAAACTAGACGATTTGAAGATCAATATTGACGAAAGACAAGTAGTTGCACAAAATGCAGCTTATGCACTTGGTCGTAAAACTGATGACATCTTGGTTGATGTTATGAAAGCTGGAACTTCAGTCGCAAACAATATTAATTCATCTGCTACAGGAATGACATTAATTAAAGCTAAAAATATGCAAAATATTTTTGGTACTAATGATGTACCTGATGATGGACAAAGATATTGGGCAGTAGGCCCAGCTCAATGGGGTGACCTAATGAGTGTAGATCAATTCTCTCGTGCCGAGTATGTGGGAACTGAAAACTTACCATTTACAAATGGTGAATCTACTGCAAAAAGATGGATGGGTTTCTTATGGTTCGTTCATTCTGGTTTGACTGTTGCAACAGACAGACAAACTTTAGCTTGGCATAAATCTGCTATTGGACTTGGCATAGGCCAAGATGTCAAAACAGAGGTAAACTATATACCTGAAAAAGTATCTAACTTAGTAACTTCTTCTCTCTCTATGGGAGCAGTAGCTATTGATGGTGACGCTTTAAGGGTACAACTTTGTGCAGAATAGGAGAGATATATTATGGCTTATGCAATAGACAATCCTGTTAAAAAAATCTCACAAATGGGTGATTCCAATGCAATGTGGTATTACACAGATGGAGATGCAATCGGAGATATAGATAATGACAATTATTTTATTTTGTCTTACAGAGAATTAACTGCTGGAGATATTATAATTGTTAATAGTGGTGGTTCAAACGCTGTCGTAGATATTTTAATAGTATCTGTAAATGATGGTGGTACAAACCTAGACACTGTTATACTTGCTTAAATGTGACTAAGGGGGGCTTTGCCCCCCTGAGTTTAAATTATTATGGCAACAACAAAAGTAGATATATGTTCCACAGCTCTAATAATGATTGGAGCAAATACTATTACATCATTTAGTGATGATAGTACGGAAGCTAATGTATGTAATACAGTTTATGAAGATATATTAAAATCTTCTTTAACAAGACATAGATGGAGATTTGCAACCGAACAAAAACAATTAAGTTTACTTACAGCAACACCTACTGGTAGATATGCATACGCATATCAATTACCAACTGACCCAGAATTATTACAACTAATTACATTAACAGTTAATGATTTAGTTATTCCATATGAAAGATATGGTGATAAAGTTTATTTAGATAACTATGGTAGTACATCAAGTGTTATCTGTGATTATATTTTTAGACAAGATGAAGGTGAGTTTCCTCCCCACTTTATTTTAGCTCTACAATATCAATTAGCTAGTTTATTTGCTGGTTCTATAGCTAGAGATTCAGGTATGATTAAACAATTTGCAGAAATGGCAGAACGTCAATATTTAGTAGCTAAAAATATTGATAGTGCAGAAAAAACAAACAAAGCTTTAGATCATTCACGTTTTATCAATTTAAGAAAATCTACTGGAGGTTAATTTGGCTAGAACATTAAAAACTGTTCAGTCTAATTTTAGTGCTGGGGAATTAAATCCATTATTACGTACACGTACAGACACAAAAGCTTATTTTTCTGGTGCTAAAACTC